ACGTGGTCTGCTGATCGCTGCCAAGCCGCGTAAGATGGTTGTTCCCCCGGCACTGATGTTCGTTGCCAAGCGTCTGCTTGATACCGAGCTGCGTGTTGGTACGAACGACAACGACATCAACGCGCTGAAGCAGATGGGTGCTGTGCCGGAAGGTTACACCGTCAACCACTTCTTGACCGATAGCAACGCTTGGTTCCTGTTGACCGACGTGCCCAATGGCATGAAGCACTTCGAGCGTATGCCTCTGGCTAACTCGATGGATGGAGACTTCGACACCGGCAACGTCCGCTACAAGGCCCGCGAGCGTTATTCGTTCGGCTGGTCTGATCCCCTGGGAATCTGGGGCTCTGCCGGAGCGTAATAAATCCTTCGGGATTTATGAGAAGGGGGCCTTGTGCCCCCTTTTCTTTTGATGTATATTGCGATCAAGCCCGGGGTTCCCGGTGCATCAAACTGACCCGGCAGACGACGTACCGATTGATGCACTGATCTTGTACGTAAGGACAATTGAAATGGCTCTCTCTACCACCCAATCGATTTGGCGTTCGGGCGGCGGCGATCAGACTCGCACCGCTTACTGTGGCTCCGGCGTTATGGCCGCGCAGTTTTACATTGCCGACGCTTCTGTGGCCACTGCTACCAACGTCACCGTTGCGTCTGCCGCTGGCTCCCCCGCTTTGATTCTCCCCGCTGGCGCCGTTGTGCTGTCTGTGGCCATCAATGACGCAGGTTCTGGTTCTGTGGACCTGGGCACTCGTGGTTACACCAGCGGTACCGTGACCGGCGCTGCTATAGCCAACAACCTGTCTGTGGCTTCTGCCGGTGTGGTTACCAGCGGCTTGACCCTGACGGCTACCAGCGAAATGTCCTATGTCACTGTGACGATCGACACGTCTGGTTCCGGCACCGTTGGCGGCTACATCACCTACTTCGTTGTTGATCCCCTGGCTGGCCAGCAGAACGTCTGATAGGAGCATCTCATGACGATGCAAACCGATGTCAGTAGTGCGACTGCCACAGGCACGGGTACTATGGTCAGCCAGGGTACCCGTATTAAGGGTATTCTGCTGACGACCACAGGTAGTGCGGGCTCCGTTGTCTTTCGGGACGGCGGCGCATCGGGCGCAACCAAGATGACCCTCAATACCCCCGGCGTGGCAGAGATGTTCAACGCTTTGCTCCCGGCGGAGGGGGTTTTGTTTCGTACCGACGTGCACGTAACTGTTACGGGCGTGGCCTCCGTCACGATATTTCATGGCTAAATCCCCAGCATGGCAACGCAAGGAAGGCAAGAACCCCAACGGCGGCCTGAACGCCAAGGGGCGAGCCTCTGCCAAAAAACAGGGTATGAACTTGAAACCTCCCCAGCCGGAAGGCGGCTCACGCCGCGACTCTTTCTGCGCAAGGATGAGTGGTATGAAGAAGAAGCTCACCGGGGAGAAGGCCAAGAAGGATCCCAACAGCCGTATCAACAAGAGCCTTCGGGCTTGGAACTGCTGAAATGAAACCCGAAAATGTAGAGTTAGTGAAGCAGGTTGGCGACGGGATTTCCGTCGTTACTGCTGTTGCAACGCTTGCGGAGGTTTTGCCTTCGGTTGCGGCGTTGTTTACGATCGTCTGGACGGGTATGCGCATTGCCGAAATGATTGCGGGCAAGCCTTTTGCCGAATTACTTCGTCGAAAGAAAGCAGATGCCGAGCAGCAGTAAGAAGCAACACAACTTCATGGAAGCCGTGGCGCACAGCCCGGCTTTTGCGAAGAAGGTAGGTGTCTCACAGTCCGTGGGCAAAGAGTTTTCCAACGCGGACAAGGGCCGCAAATTTTCAAAAGGTGGCGATATGAAAAAGATGTCTTCCGGTGGTATTACCGACAAAAAGATGGGCAAGGTCAAGACCGCAGCCCCCAGCAAAGACGGTGTTGCTGCCAAGGGTAAAACCAAGGGCAAACAGATTGTCATGAGCGGGAGCAAGCCGCTGGGCATGAACAAGGGCGGCTACGCAAAAGGCAAGTGCTGAAATGATGGCCTCCCGTGGGATGGGGGCCATAGCCCCCTCCAAGATGCCCAAGGGCGTGAAAAAAGCACGTCGGGACGACACGGACTTCACGCAGTACGCCAAGGGCGGAGAGGTGTGGGAAAAGCCCCGGCCTAAGAACCTGGGGCCTTCCAAGCCGATGGCACCTGCAAAGAAAGCCAAGGCCAAGGCCATGGCAAAAGCTGCTGGGCGTCCGTACCCAAACTTGGTTGATAACATGCGTGCCGCAAAGGGTAAATAATGGCAACAACGTCCGGCGTAGCAGCATTTAACCTCGACCTTTCTGAGATCGTCGAGGAAGCGTTTGAACGTGCAGGCTCCGAGCTTCGCACGGGCTACGACCTGCGCACCGCACGTCGGTCGTTAAACCTTTTGTTTGCAGATTGGGCAAACCGTGGCGTCAACATGTGGACGTTCGAGCAGAACACCATTAACTTGGTGACCGGACAACCCACGTACGCACTGCCCGATGACACGGTAGACATCCTGGATCACGTCATTCGGACCAACGCCAACCAGCCCAGCAACCAGTCGGACCTGACCATCACCCGGATCAGTATGCCGACGTATGCCACGATCCCCAACAAGCTGACAACCGGGCGCCCCATCCAGGTCTGGATTCAGCGTTTGACAGCCAACTCTGCACTTACCACAGCCACAACGACTGGCGGGACGACGGCAGCAAACGCAACGACAATTCAGGTCTCAACCCTGGCCGGGCTGCCCACAGCAGGTTTCTTGACGATTGGCACCGAGCTGATCAGCTACAACGAGACCAGCAACCCCCAGGACGGAGCACCGTTCTATCTGTACAACTGCTGCCGGGGCCAAGACGGCACCACGGCGGCCTCAATCCCTTCTGGTACGGCCATCAAGCTGACCCAGAAGCAGTCAATTACGGTCTGGCCAACGCCGGACCCCGGGACCCAGTACCAGTTCGTCTACTGGCGTATGCGCCGTATTCAGGATGCTGGCAGTGGCGTGAATATCGCTGACGTCCCGTTCCGGTTTATCCCCTGTCTGGCCGCTGGCCTGGCCTACTACATCGCGCTCAAAGTGCCTGGTGGCATGGAGCGTTTGCCGATCCTGAAAGCCCAGTATGACGAGGCGTGGACTACCGCCGCTGACGAGGATCAAGAACGGGCAGCTATCCGGCTTGTGCCGCGCCAGATGTTCATAGGGGGCGGTACGTAATGGGCAACCGGTTTTCGTCCGGCAAGAACTCAATTGCGCAGTGTGACCGGTGTAACTTCCGGTTTAAGCTGCACGAGTTAAAGACGGAGATCATCAAGACCAAGCCGTACCAGTTGAAGGTATGTAGGACGTGCTGGGACCCGGACCATCCGCAGTTGCAGCTGGGTATGTACCCGGTTGACGATCCGCAGGGTGTACGCGATCCTCGTCCTGACATCACGTATTTGCTGGGTGGCAACACGGGCTTGCAGATCACTGAGGTAGTGGGCACGGGCCCGGATGAGAACGGCACACCGTCTGGCGGCTCACGTGTAATTCAGTGGGGGTGGAATCCGGTTGGCGGATCAACGTTTTTTACGTCGGTTGAAACACCAAATAACTTGGTGTCCCGCGTAGAACTTGGTACAGTAACGGTAGTAACGACGTAAGGAGTCGATCATGGACAAGAAAGACCTGGCGCAAGACAAGAAAATGGTGGCATCCGCCGTGCACAAGCACGAAGCTCGCATGCACCCGGGCAAGGCCCCGACCAAACTGGCTAAGGGCGGCGTGACCTCCAAGGCCATGATGTCAATGGGCCGTAACCTGGCTCGCGCTGCTAATCAACGCAGCTCTGGTCGCGGAGGCTGAGATGGCAACATACAAGCAACCCACAAAAACCGCTTCTCCCGTCGTTGGCGTGGAGAACAACAAAAAATATTTGCGTGAGGCCAACGTGGCTGTCGCCAATATTCACAGTAACGACTACAAAGGCACCAAGACTGACGGAATTAAAATCCGTGGTACCGGGTGCGCTACCAAAGGCGTGATGGCTCGCGGGCCGATGGCTTGAGATGAACTACAGCGAACTTGTTTCTGCTATTCAGTCGTACACCGAGAACGCGTTCCCGGATACGTACCTCTCGAACGGGACGGTGATTGGGCCAAACGCTCAGATCAACCGTTTCATCGAGCAGGCAGAGCAGCGCATTTACAACACAGTTCAGTTCCCATCGCTGCGTAAGAACATGACAGGGCATCTGACGTCGTCGGTGCCTTACTTGTCTGCGCCAGACGACTACCTCTCTACGTATTCACTGGCGGTTATCGTCAACGGGTCGTACGAATACCTCCTCAACAAAGACGTTAACTTCATCCGGCAGGCATACCCCAATCCGACCACGGACACGGGCGTGCCCAAGTACTATGCGCTATTTGGTCCCACTGTATCTGGCAGCACTATTACCAACGAGCTATCTTTTATCGTCGGTCCTACACCCGACCAAAACTACGACGTTGAGCTGCATTTCTACTACTACCCCAAATCTATTGTGCAGTCCTCTATTAACGCGCTAGGCGTTATTGTGGGCGGTTCCGGTTACACGGACGGCAAGTATTACGGTGTTCCTCTTACGGGCGGTACTGGCCAGGGCGCTGTGGCCGACATCATTGTGACCAGCGGCGCGGTGGATGAGATTTTCATTAAAAACTCTGGTTGCCTGTACACGGTCGCTGACAACTTGTCTGCTGACGCTACTTACCTTGGTGGCACGGCTACGGTTGACTTTTCTGTGCCAATTACCCAGGTCAACAACGCCCAGGGCACGTCTTGGATTGGCGACAACTTTGACACGGTACTGCTGTACGGTTGCTTGGTTGAGGCGTACACCTTCATGAAGGGTGAGACCGACCTTATTGCCCTGTACGACGGCAAGTACAAGGAAGCCATGGCGATGGCCCAGCGTCTGGGTGACGGTCTGGAGCGTAGCGACGCATACCGCAGTGGCCAGGCGCGTGTTGCGCCGCTACCGCAGAATAACGGGGTGCGTTGATGGCGTTTACCGGCAACTACACCTGCAACACCTTCAAGACCGGCTTGATGAACGGCACGTTCGACTTCACGACCGACACGTTCAAGATTGCACTGTATACAAACACAGCTACGCTCAATGCCGACACTACCGCGTACACGTCAACCGGCGAGTCTTCGGGAGGCAACTATGCTGCTGGCGGTTTGGCCTTGACGGTGACGCAGGTGCCAACGATTGGTAACCAGACCGGACAGAATGCAGTGGTGTACATCTCGTTTGCCAACGCTTCTTGGACTGGCGCCATTACGGCGCGTGGTGCGTTGATCTACAAAGATGATGGGGCCACCTACCCGGCAGTTTGTGTGTTGGACTTTGGCTCAACCAAGACCTCGGCCAACACGTTTGTTGTGCAGTTTCCAACGTCGGGCAGCACGACTTCTATCATCCGTCTTGTGTAAGGAATAACTGTGGCGCTCATTACAACAACCAAGGGTGAAATGGACGATTCGTTGCTGGAGAAGCGCGAGGGTTCCGTCGACAACGATAACGAGCTGACCCGTTGGGTGGAGTATTGGTTGGATGGTGAGCTTGTTCACCGCTCGGTGCATGTGCACCTGAAGAAAAACGTCTTTGCCGATGGCATGGCCGCAATGTTTGGTTGAAAGGATTTAATCATGAGTAATACCCAAGCCATGTGCACTTCGTTCAAGACGGAGTTGATGACCGCAACGCACAATTTCGGCACCGCCCCTACTCGCGGCACTGGTACGGCGGACACGTTCTACGCCGCGCTGTATCTGACCTCGGCCACGCTGAACGCCAGCACCACGGCTTATACGACTTCTGGCGAGGTCTCCGGCTTGGGGTACTCTGCTGGCGGAATTGCCGTGACTAACGCTACGGCGCCAACGTCTTCAGGCACCACGGCATACTGGACGCCTTCGGCCAGTCTGGTGTACACCGGCGTTACTTTGACCACGGCTTTTGACACGGTTCTGATCTACAACCAGACTCAGAGCAACAAAGCGGTGAGCGTTCACACATTCGGCTCGCAGACGATTACGGCAGGTACGTTCACGTTGACGATGCCCGCCAACACGAACACGACCGCGCTGCTTCGCTTGGCGTAAGCCGTTCCCAATATAGGGGAACGGAATGTTAGGGTTTGCCCCATTCGCAGCTGCGCCGTTCTCGGCAACAGCAGGCGTAACCGTTGCAATAAGCGGTGTTGAAGCCACGACCTCTATTGGGGACGTTCTGGCGGGGCAACAGCTGAATGCTGGGGTAGAAGCTACTGGTGCTGTTGGCAGCCTGACGGTGTCTAGCACACCAGCGCTGACATCGGTTTTGACTACCGGTCAGCTTGGCAGCTTCTCACCAGACAAGTCAATTCAGCTAAATACA